TAAAAAATACAAACAAATTATATTTTTTGATACAGAAACAACAGGGTTCCACCCTGAAAGACTGGATCAAATAATAGAGCTGGCAGCTATAAGTATTGATAAAACTGGCAGACAGCAGGAGATGGATGAATTTATAAAGCTTTTTAGAGTACAAGAACTACCACAACAAATCACAGAATTAACAGGAATTTCAAGTGATACACTTTCAGCTCAAGGAAAAGATGAGTTCGTAGTATTAAATAAATTTATAGACATGATACAGGGTAATGGAAAAACGCTTTTAATAGCACACAATGCCCAGTTCGACCTTAAATTTATGGCATATGCAATTTACAGAAATATGGAATATGGGAAAGGCTGGATGCAGGTGTTTAATGATTGTGACTATCTTGATACCTTAACAGTATATAAAGATCGCAGGCAGTATCCGCATAGATTAGAATCAGCAATAGTTCAGTATCACTTGATTAATAAAGTAAAAAATAGCCATAGAGCGATAGATGATTGCAGAGCGCTTATTGAAGTGACAAGGTGTATGTATGAAGAGAGAGAAGACTTGGATAGATATGTAAATCTATTCGGATTTAATCCAAGATATGGTCCTGATGAAAAAAGCTTAAAAAAGTCACATATGTAAGTCAGAGCATGGATGCTTACTTGGGCAGACCATTATATGAAACTATAAAAAAGGGAGTATAGATGGGCATACAAAATAAAGGCTTCGGATTTCTATTTGAAATGGGATGTGGGAAAACTCTCACGGCTATAGCTACACTGGGTACAGCTTATAAACTTGAAAAAATAGAAAAAGTTCTGATTATAGCACCGACATCAGTATGTTCTGTGTGGCCGAAAGAGTTTGATGATTATGCAGACTTTAAAGCGATAGTGAAAGTTTTACTGGGAGATAAAGATAAAAGAATCAAGGCTCTCTCTGACCTGAATAACTTCCCTTTTAAAGCGTTAAAGGTGGCAGTCATTAACTATGAGAGTACATGGAGAGAAGATATATTTGAGGCACTATATGAATGGGATGCAGACATGATTATTTGCGATGAGAGTCAAAGGATAAAAACTCATGATGCTGAACAATCAAAGGCGATTCACAAGCTTGGCGATCAGGCAAGGTATAAGCTTATTCTGTCAGGTACACCGGTACAAAATAATGCTATAGATTTGTACAGCCAATACAGGTTTCTAGACCCAACAATATTCGGTACGAACTTCTATCAATTCCGAAATCGCTATGCAATTATGGGCGGCTTTAACAGACATCAAATAGTGGGATATAGAGACCTTGATCAGTTGATACAAAAGGAACATTCAATTGCATACAGAGTCACAAAGGAAGAGGCGCTGGATCTGCCGGAGCAAACATTCCTTGAGAGAAGAATAACTTTGACTCCGAAAGAGAAAAACATCTATAGCAAGATAAAGCGTGAGAGTTTCGCAGAGCTGGATGGTGGTGGAAAGGTCACAGTTACAACTGTGCTCACTAAACTTCTTAGGCTTCAACAATTTACAGGCGGTTTTTTAGTAGCAGACGGATCGGAAAAGGCAGAACTTGTAAGTAAAGGAAAGCTTAATGCTTTAGAGGAAATCATTGATGATTATGTGGTAGATGCAGGAAAGAAACTTGTGATTTTCGCAAGGTTTAGACCGGAGATTGATCTAATCGGTCAAATGCTTGCAAAGAAAAAAATCAAGTATGGATCCATATATGGAGATGTAAAACTGGAAGATAGAGGTGGCATAGTTAAAGATTTTCAGATAAATGAGGATACTAAGGTATTCCTTGCACAGATTGATACTGCAGGACTTGGAATCACTCTGACCGCTGCTGATACCTGTGTGTATTACTCGGTAAACTTCAACTATGCAGCGTACTCACAGAGTCTCGCCAGAATCCACCGTATAGGGCAGAAGAATGTCTGTACATATATTCATTTAATTACAGAGGGAACGGTGGATGAAACAATACTGAAAGCACTTGCTAAAAAAGAGGACTTGGCAAAGACGATAGTGGATGAGTGGAGAAATTATTTTTAATTAAGGAGGTTCAAAATGCCAAATTGGTGCGAAGGGGAATTGAAGATAAGAGGAAAGAAGAATGACATAATTAGATTTATGGAAGAAGGTATACAACCAATGACTCCACTTTCTGAAGGTTTGGGAAAAATAAAGTTTACTCGTGGCAAATCCTCTACCTATGTAATGTCTACATGCAAGAGAAAATATTTAATTATAGAGGCGGGGAGAGCATTCATTGATAATTTTATGATTGAATTTGAAAATCTAGAAAGCGATGAAACAGATATACATGTGGAAGCATTCCCGGCAAGATTTGCATGGAAAATAAATGCAGAGAAGCTTCAGGATATTGCTAAAAAATACAACATTGATATTAAAATTCTAGGATTTGAGTGCGGTGGACAGTTTAATCAATTGGTAGAGATTATAGATAAGAAAATAATAAAGAACGAGATTATAACCTATAAAGATTATCAATAGGAATGCCCATTCTCAAAGATGGGTGGTTGAAAGGATAGAAAATGGAAAAGTTAATTACATTAGACGATAAGGTAAGAGTTTATAAGTAATTGCTTGATAAGAAGGATGAGCTGACAGAACGGACAAAAGGAGACAATTTATATGGGATTAATGGATGTTTTTAAGGAAGAAGAAACCGCTAATTTAAGATTGAGTACATTATATGAATTATTAAAACAAAGTGCTCAAAAGGAATTAATCATAAATGGAATAAATTGTGATGTTCCGCATAAGTATTTAAGAGAAATTATAACCGGCAATTCGGAATCAAATATATTTTCCGGTGTAGATAATATTAGCTCTAAAGAAAGAGAGGAATAATATGGAAACAGTAATAACATTAGATGACAAAGTAAGAGTTTATAAGGATCTCTTAGATAAAAAGGATGAGCTGGCGGAGCAGACAAAGGAAAATAATAAGAAGCTTGATGAAATTGAGCAGGAAATCGCACAACAGATGGTGGATGAGGAAAAGCCTGATACTACAGTAGACGGTTTCAAGTATAGCCTCCAGGAAAAGACCATTTATTCAAAAATCGGAGAAGATAAGCTTATGGAAAAGGGCTTGGACTTCTTTGAAATACTTCGTGAAGAAGGGTTCGGAGATTTGATTGTTGAAAGGGTTGATTCAAGGACACTTAATTCAGCAATGAATAATCTTGTAGAGGAAACAGGAGAGCTTCCGGAGGGGCTTGCGGAGTGCTTAAGCGTATACTCTCAATTAAAAGTTTCAAAGCGTAAGGCAAATACAAAGGCTCTTAGTAGAGCAAAAAGTGCAAAGGAGAAAGAATAATGGAAAGTTGCTTCGAGTGGAAAGATAATCTGAAAGAGAACATGCAGGAAGTGGCCAATAGAACTCTTGAACAAATACAGGAAAATATAGTTCTTTCGGAGGTTAAAAACAGGCATGAGGGATATGGTATATCTGCAGAACACTATATCATAATGCAGAAAGCTTTTAAAAGCGTAAAAACGGATATGGATGACTTCCTTAAGCTTTTGCCGGTGGAGGATAAAAATGCTTTAAACACGGTCAGTTCGCTATATAATTCAGCCATTGACATGGGAGTGGTTGCAATGGAGTTTGCTGCACAGTGTAAGAGAATTCTTGCTGACCTTTATGACAAAGAGAAGTCGCCATTAGAGCAGTACATAGATGAGATGGAGTCAGGTGCAGAAGACTTTGAAGATGTAGAGGAGAAATAAAATGGCAAAAATTAATTTTACAATTACAAAAGCAAAAAAAGAACAAATTTGCGTCAAGGTTTTAGTGAGTGGACCTTCAGGGAGTGGCAAGTCTTATTCAGCACTTAGGCTGGCAACAGGTATTGCAGGCAGGGTAGGCGAAGGAACGAAGATTGGTTATATCGGAACAGAGGGTATGAGAGATAAGCTCTATGCAAATGAGTTTGACTACGATCTTATCAGTCTTGAAGAGTACAGTCCTGATTATTACATTGCTGCTATAGATGCATTCTTAGATGCAGGATACAAGGTTATTATTATAGATTCTATGACGCATCTGTGGAATTGGGTACAGGATCAAGTCCAACTTCAGACAAAAGGAGATAACACATTCCAAGCTTGGGGAAAGTATAAAAAAGAGAATAAGAAAATTATTGAAAAGATTCTTCTTGCACCGGCACATATCATAGTGACAGCGAGAGGTAAGGACGAGTATGTCCTTGAAGCAAACAGCCGTGGAAAGATGGCTCCACGAAAGGTTGGTGTAGGAGCACAACAGGATAAAGATATTGAATATGAGTATATGGTTACTTGGATGATTGATCAGGATACTCACCTTGCAGAGGCGGTAAAAGACAACACTCATATCTTTGAAGGTAAGATTCAAGTGCTTGATGAGAAGTCCGGAGAGGCACTCTATGACTGGGCAAATGACGGCGATCCTGTCAAGTCTCCGGCACAGAGGGCAGAAGAGGTAAAAAAGATACAGGATGAAATCACTGAAAAAGCGACACAGCTTGGTGGCTCAAAGAATAAGGCCATGATGGAGTGGTATAAAAATAAATTCGGTGGAAATCATAAGAACAATAAAGACCTTGAATTCTTAAAAATGGCTTTAAGTGAGATGAATCAATTCAAAGCAGTAGCAGAGGAACGAAAGGAGGATAAGAGTGAATAAAGTAATACTTATCGGAAGATTTGTACGTGATCCTGAAATAAGGTACACAACAAATGATAGATGCTGTGCGAATTTTAGTATAGCGGTAGATAGAAAGTATAAGCAGGAAGGACAGCAGGATGCAGACTTTCCCCGAGTAATCGCTTGGGGAAAAACTGCAGAATTTATTGAAAAATATTTCAGGCAGGGAATGAAGATAGTAATTGAAGGACGAATCCAGACAGGCAAGTATACAAATAAAGAAGGTCAAACAGTTTATACAACTGATGTGGTCGCAGAGTCTGTTGAATTTGCCGAAAGTAAATCTGCAGCATCAAACGGTAATAATTCAAAGCCTGCAGAAAGTAAACCTAAAATAGACGAGGACGGGTGGATGAGCATACCTGATGATGTAGACGATGAGGGACTGCCGTTTAATTAAAAGGAGGAACTATGAAGCCATTATATGGAAGTTTTGATTACTTAAAACAAAAAGAATGTATTCAAGTAGGAGAAATTATAGATCCTGAAACATTTTGCCATTTTTCGAATAATTCAACTTTTCAGAAAGATGATATATTTCAAATAGATTATGTAGCAGCAATAATCGGAGATGTTGGACTTTATGATACCATAGCAAAAATGAATAAATATGCACCTTGGAGATACATGGGCCAGTGCGAAAAGGGACATATAGAAAATAAGAATCCTGCACTGATGCCGTTTGTATATGTTTGTTCAAGGTACAGAGCAAAGACATCAGATGAAAGGCTACAAAATATTGAACTTGCTAAATACGCTTGTGAGAGAGCCATACAGATGGGGGCAATACCTATAGCACCACATTTATACTTTACCAGATTTTTAGATGACAATGTTGAGTTTGAGAGAGACTTTGGTATGGAAGCCGGTAAAAAGATGATGGAGATGTGTAGTTCTTTCTTTGTGCTTACAGTAGATGAAGAAATCAGTGAAGGCATGGATGAAGAAATTAAATATATGACAGAGATACTTGGACTTGAGGGTAGTAACAAGAACCATACAAAAGAAGAGGCAAAAAGGATTGTAGAGCAAAGATTGGAGATTTGATATGCGTGTAGATGAAGTGGACATTGATCACTTGGTCGATTATAAAACTGAATATTCTCGCATTATCCCAAAATACAAAATCTCCGGAGATAATCTGACAGGTCTGTGTCCATTTCATGATGATAAAAACACTTCCTTTTTTATTAAAAAATGTAGAGTCACCTCTACATTTATTTTCCAAGTTTTTCTTCTCTACCATAATAGAAAAGATACTGTTGAGCATAACCAGCATATTTTCCAAATATTCTATCTGCTTCTTTTGAAATTTTCTTAACTGGAGTTTCTTCTTTTATGAAAAGTTCTTCCATAACTCTCTTAATCCAGACATCTACTGGAAAAACTTCCCCTCTTTTATATGAAAATAGCATAATACAATCTGCAACTTTATTTCCAACTCCCGAAAATCTTAATAGCTCTTCTCTAAGATTATCTGTTTCTAAATTTTCAAAACCATCCAAATCAATATTTTCATTTTTTATCATATTAACGGTATCAAAAATTCTCTTATCTCTAAAACCTACCTTAGCGAATTCTCTTAATTCTTCTACTGTGGCCTTACTTAATTCATCAACAGTTGGAAATGAATAATATTTTCTATTTTCATCTTGACAAATAAATTTTCCATATCTCATAGAAATTACTTCAATGGATTTTCTAATTCTAGGAATCATATTATTAGCTGATATTATAAAACTTATTAACATTTCAAAATGATTTTGATTTAATATCCTAATACCTTTTCCATATTCCATTGCATTTGCTAAAATTTTATTATTTGCTAAGCTTTTTCTTATGGATTGATAGTCTGTGTTCAAGTCAAAATAATCTATCCAAATTTCGTTAAATTCTTCCAAATTTGTTCCTTTAAATATAACTTTGTCATCTTCATTTAATACATTTAAAACTCTTCCTAAATGTACAGTTGTAAAACTACCATTTTTTTCTTCATACCATCTAAAAGCCTGTCCACAAGTAAAAATAGCCTTAGCATCAAAATTTTCTACATCTTCTAATATTACTAAATTATCTTTTTCGTAAAGTTTCATTATTTTTTTGCCTTTGGTCTTGCTTTATTTTGTTTTATAAGAATTGAAAGTTTTTCTGCATTTTCCTTTTCAAGAGGAATAGTTAAAATTTCATCTTTTAAATCACCAGTAACTACAACTTCAAAAAACTTACTATTTAGAGCACCCCATTTTTTAATTTTTTTATACTCTCCAAGTTTTCCATCAAAGCAAAATCCATTATCTCCAATATATAACCTATCAAGAGATACTATTGAATAAGTAATACCAATTAAAACATATACTATACTATAAATATCTTGAATTTGAACAGCGTATACAACACCAAATGCAACTAACGCAATAGATAAACCAAACAGTACTTTTCTACCTCTAAGAGGCATAGTAGTTAATTCTCCAGTTAATTTTTTTCTAGTTTGAAAAATTGCTACTATTTTCTTAATTACAAATATTAATATTAATCCAAATACT